CATAAAGCCGATACCTTATGCGAAGTTGTAGTTATATTATTTACGGTGCGGTTTTATTTTTTTACCGCCCCAAATTACATTTAAAACGGACAACGTAAAGGAGCAGCCGAACAGCTTGGCCAAACAGCATAACAGCGTCGATAAAATTGAGAGGGGGAATTGCCCTCTTGGTTATCGTGGTTCTAAAAGCGATTAATAATAAATGAAGGGCTTGCAGATGTAATTGAGTAATCAGATTTTATCGCGTTTGGAATAATACTCACGACTAGCGGTGTCAACCAAACGGCGATCAGATTTAAACGGGTTAAAACTAGCCGCTTTAACTTGCATTTTACAAAGTGTAGCATCCATATCAACCTTAGTGGCTTGTTGCGTGTAGCACTGGCATTTATCCGTAGCAAGCGAATAAACACAACCAGATAAAACCGGCATAACTGAAGGTTCGACCAATTTATTATAAATGGGCGCAGTATAGGGAAGTCCAGGCACAGCAGGAATAAAAGCGGTTGTCCAATCAACCTGTTTTGTTTGAGGCGGTGGTGAACCGGGATAAATGTTTGATTGTTCGTTTAACTGCTCATGAATAGATTGAGTTGCTATTGAGTCAATATCCTTTTTATGCAACATGGAATAAACAGTAAAAAAGCCATAACCAACACCGGCAAGTAAAGGAATCAGCCATAGAAGCTTTTTAGGAAAACGCGGCTTGTGAGTATGAGTTTCAGCCGATTTATAAAGTTGAAAAACGTCTTTAGGATACTTGTATTGTGACTTTTCACAGGTTTGCAACTCATGATAATTTGTTGAATCAAATAATTTATTATTAGTGTACTTGACAGCAAACGGCATCCCAAAATTACGCTGTAAATGCGTATGCTGTCCGACAAGCCGCCTAGCATGATGATCGAGCAAACTAGGATGCTGGGTAATGAAATAAATATCTATGCCGCGATGGCGATGAGTCTCAATAAAGCTAATGGCATCGGGTGTTTTATCCTTTGGAGGCCTAACGGGAAAATGCTTTTGACATTCATCGAGAACAAATATAGAGCCGTCCGGTATCTGCTCATGATAGGTAAGAGGGTCACTAACAAGCGTCCAATCCAGTTTTAAATCAGGTATGCCATGATAAAAAATAGGACGATCTTTGATAAGCCGTAATTCATCAATTGTTGATAGGGTTTTACCTGCACCCGGTGTGCCAGTTCTTAAATAAAACATTAGTAACCTCGACGACCAATCATAAAGCCAAGTACAAAGGCAAAAAAAGCGAAAGTAGCACCTACAACAAGATCAGCATTAGTTATCAATGTAACAAGCTCTAAGATCTCAGAATTTGACATCATGCCCCCAATGTTCCGCCACTACCAGAACCAGGTGTTTTCCAGACGCGACCAGTACGACTATCAGTTAATTTCTTCCAACCTAAAAGAACTTGTTTAGTTGTGATTGCAGACAGAATATAAACAAAAGCAACATCAATTTGCATCAAGCCTAGCATAGCCAAAAGGTCGGAAGGAAGTCCGATAAGCTAAGCCTGAAAACTGGACTTTAAAGCGTCTATAACTTGAAAAATGCCATAAGTAGTAACAAGGCCAAAGCCAACAGCAGTAACGGCGCGTATAGCCAATTCCTTAATAGAATAACCGAGCAGTGAAATAATAAAAACGCCTAACCATTGCATAAAATTACCCTCAATTAAGCCGCTATAATGCGAGCAGATATAAAATAAGAAGTTAGTAAAACCAAATGGCCTATATAACCAGCAATAGTACAGAAAGCACTTAAATCAATAGTCATTGATGATTGCATAACGGCATAACTACGCGGTGCAGGACAAGAAGAACCCAAGCCAAGACCAGAAGAATCGAACGAAGTGGCGGTAATGCTATCACCGGCAGTTTCGGAAAAGTCGCCAGTAGTACCGTGCATGGCTTGATTTGCCATTGCTTGCGTAGCTGAATCGCCCTGACAGGATGATTTAAAAGATTCTAGCAGTATGGAGCACTGAATAGCATCACCACTACATGTAGGCGGCTCAGAACATGACTGACCCCCTCCCCCGGCTGTTTTTCCTAATTCAGCGGCTTCACGCGCTTTGAGGCTTTGATCGATACTTCTAAGCGTTCCACTATCCTGATTTTTTTGTTCCTGTGATGCTGTAGCATTGGCAGCATTTAACGCATCCTGAGCGGAAGTGTTAGCGGCCTGTTTAGTTGTGTTAGTTGGATCGGCCAAAAGATTTGAAGCGGCTATATCGGCCTCAAGCTTTTTTATAGCAGCAATGGCAGCGGCGGCGACGGCATTAGCGGCGAGTTGTTCGGCATTAGTCTTAGGGATGCACTGAGGCACTCCATTAATGTAACCGGGCTGTTGTGCAGACGTACAACCAAGAGCATCATTGGCAACACATTTATAAGTACCGTCATCATGCTGACCAGTTGGACACGCCAGAGGCGCATTTTTCAAACAGGTATCATTTGCAGTATTGGCGTGTGAGTTGACCGGGCAGGTTAATTTTTTTAATTCACAAAGGTTTGAGTAAAGATTCAAGGTTTCAGTAGCTCCACAAGTAGGAGACACGCGACATTGGTTAGTTGTTGGGTTTCGTGTTTGACCTGTAGGACAAGTATTATTTGCACAAATACCAGAGCCGTTGTCACTTTCAGGATAAACGCACTCGACAGGCGTAAAACACGAATAAGGCGAAATTTGTTTCCTAATCTGAGGTGAAATACAAGCAGGGGCATTAATGCAGTTTGAACCCGAAACAGTCCCGCCGTTAGGGCAGCTATTAATAATCGGCTTATACATAGTATTATAACCAGTATATTGACCGCTTGAATTTTTAGTATCACAAAGGGTTATACTTGTCATACTAGCCACATAATAATTCGAACCAGAATTATGAGAAGCACAAGCAGAATTTAAGGATTGATGCCATATGAAACCGGCTCCTTCATATCCAGGTACAACCGGGTATGTATCAGCAATAACTGGTAAAGTAGTAATTACTAAAAATATAAAAATTACTATTTTATTCATGACGTCACCATATAAAGAGCCATTGTTACAACAATCAAGTAGTAAACTGGTAAATAATCCATAAGAAAGCCCCTTATTAGATGATGAAAAAGGGAAGGCTTTTAATGCCCTCCCCTATGGTTTTTAACCGAAAATTGAAGCCTTAACCCATTTGAAAACAACAGCAACACCGGCTAAGCCGATCAATGCACCGCCAACGGCGGTAATAGCGGCTGTGCCATCGGTAGTAATCGCAGTTGTAGCGGCAGTCACATCAACAGCGGCCATAGACAGCGTAGAAACAGAAGCCAATGAAACAGCGGTTAAAGATTTAAAATAATTTTTCATTTTGTTACCTATTTTGGATAAAGTGAAGAACAGCGCGAAAAACAAAAGCCACCGCAAAGAGCAGAGATACCGCGCCTAGTATCGTATTGGCTTCTGTATAAGATAATGCGCCCAGACCAAAATTAACCGCCTGCTCCTGAATGTAACCAGAACAAGCGGCCGTATCGGTTACTTCTGAAAAGGTGGGTACTCCTGCAGTTATCTGAGTGCATAAAAACATGGTTTAAACGACCTTTTTATCAATGTGAGATATGCCGGAAGTTTGAATCTTTTGGGGTTGATGAATCGGGATAATCGGTTCATCTTGAAGAAATTGAAAAAAGGATTGACCATTCATCATGCCTTCACGCGCTGAGATCATGGCATCACCGCCAACTAAGCCTTGTAATTGATTTATTTGTTCAGCAGACGCATTTTTAAGGTTGATATAGCCGGAACGGGGTTTAAATTCCTCGAACTTGAGGCGCAAACGCGGTTTGCCCTCGCCATCATTATCAGATATAACTTCCTGAATTTTTAAGTGTAAATATGCCATTTTTTAAGCTCTCTTTTAGTGGTTAGTTAAGCGACTAAGCGCAATTTAGGTGTTTCATACATTTCTCTTGTATGCTTTGGGGCGGGTTGTTCGTACCAGTCAGGAAATTGAGCGCCAAAGTCAACTTCGATGAAACGCACAAACGGGATAATTTGAGCGCCATCGTTTAAGCCAGTCATGTTTTGCAAGGCGGCGCGGGAAAGACCACATTCTTGCAACATTTTCACATGATAAAAAAATGTTGTTCTGCTCATAGACTCAGATGTTAAAACCCATCCATCGCGCTTTATATCGTTGTAAGTTCTAAAAGCAGAATCAGCTTTAACATTAGAAACTTTGCCAGTTTTTTTAGATGTTTTTGAGAATTTAGCGCGTAACGCTTCTTTGATTTCTAAGTTATTGAGTGTTTTCATAGTCTGCCCCTTGAGTGCGCAAAATAAGTCCGCGGTGGCTAATGTCCAATAATTAATAAGTGTTTCAGGTGTAAAAGTGTTTTGTTTAAAAATATCCTTGAGGTTGGTTGAAATACCAAGCCTTTCAAAATAACGATGATAAAGACTGATTTCCCAGCGGATAAGACCCTGGGCAAAATCCAGCAAACGGGCGGTATAGACTTCATTCAGTAATTCACCGTCTATGCGTCTTACGTTTTTCTTGATGGTTTCAGCGACTTCCGGAGCTTTCGAGTAGACCTTGATTTTTTTCAAGCGTGAATTTTTTTTGCCAAAATAGGCCGTGCCGTCATAGCCGGTCCGAGATTTAGTTTGACCAAAGGAAACACCATGTAAGGCATTAATAAAGGCTTTTGATTCGTTGGTATCCTTGGCACGACTGGAGTAAGTTATATCAATTTGAGATAGGCTCCATGATTCATGATTTAAACGGCTTACCAATTCAGGGTAAGTCATGCACAACAACTCAATGAGGTGCATTGAGCAATCATAAATATCATTTGAGCCGAAGATATTATGACCTTGCATTAACTTGGCGGGACTGGCCTTTATTTCAATATAAAACATATCAAGCGGGTCAAAGCGATGATCGAACACTTTAAACGCCATGCCTTCAAAGCTGGAAGGTATCGATTCCCAAGGATGACGAATATTGATTATATCCCCGTCACGATCAATGGATTGTTCTAACGGGATAGCCAATTCAGCAAGCCGGAAGTGAGGCCAAACCATATCAGGAAAAGGATTATTTGAGTTTTGAATCCTCATAAAATCACACCGCAAAACCAGCTTATCAATCATGATTTGTTCTACCATAGAACAAGAGTCCACTGGTTATAGTAAGTGGACTCTTTCTAACGCCGCCGACCGACGCTGTACGCGTTTCGGTTTCGGCGTGCGCGCGATCATCAATTTCATTCAAATAATAGGGATAACCCATCAATTGAGTATCTGTTAATGGATGTGGCTGACAATACGTTATTTCATACCAACGGCGATAAGTAGAAATGTTCAT